TTCAGGAGTTTCAGTTACAATCGGAGGTGGAGGAGCTGGTCCATGTGGTTGTCCTAGTTCGAATGGTTCAAATACAACTTTTGGATCCACTTCAACAACAGGTGGAGGTAAAGGTGGTCTGGAAGCATCTGCACCTACTCCTACCCTTGCAGAAGGAAGTCCAGGAGGATCTGGAGGTGGAGGAGGTGTAATAGATCAACCAGGAGTCCCATCAGGCACAGTTACTGCAGGTGGAACAGGAGTTTGTGGTGAAGGTAATCCAGGAGGTCAAATTCCAGGAAATCCAGGTGCTGGAGGTGGTGGTGGCGGAGCTGGTGCTGTTGGTCAAAATGGACAAAGTCCTTTTATTCCAGGTGGTAATGGAGAAGCCGATGGTGGTAATGGTATTGATATAACACCTTTCTTTGGAGCTGCCCCTCAACCTTTTTATTTACCTAATGGAACTGGAGTTGGTGCAACTGCTTGTGGAGTTATTGCAGGTGGTGGTGGATCAGGTGGTTTACAAAACTGGAGTATGCAAGCAGGTGAAGGTGGAACAGGTGGTGGCGGTAATGGTGCTGCTGGAACTTTTCCTGGAGGTGCTGGGACTGCGTATAGTGGTAGAGCAAACTCAGGTGGTGGTGGAGGTGGTGGTGATGCAGCAGGGTCACCTAAAGGAGCTGGTGGATCGGGTGTAGTCATCGTAAAAGAAATTAATAGAGCAAGTGGTGTGTGGTCAATGCAAAGTCAATTTAGTGCCAAGCAACAGGGAACATGGCCAGCAATTGGTTTTAATGTAGATTATTTAGCAGTTGGTGGTGGAGCTGGTGGTGGACAAGAAGTTGGTGGTGGAGGTGGAGCTGGAGGATATAGAGCCTCTGGTTACGGACCTTCTCCATTACAAGCAACAACATATTTCGTAAGACCAGGACCATATTCTATCACCATTGGTGGTGGAGGTTCAGCAGGTGGTCCAAGTGGAGTTGGTGGTGGAAATGCCACAACAATAGATTTTAGCCCGTCGAACGTAGACAGTATTGTAGCAGCAGGTGGAGGTGCAGGTGGTGCAGGAAGTCCTATAACATGTGCTGTAGCTGGAGGTTCTGGTGGTGGAGGAAGAGGTGGTGGTGGGCCTAGACAAGGTGCAGCAGGAAATACACCACCTGTAGATCCGCCTCAAGGTAATGATGGTGGAAACGGTGGAACCGGACCAAGTTCTTCTTACGCTGGTGGTGGTGGAGGTGGAGCTGGTAGTGAGGGAGCTGATGTGAATACTGGCCTTCAAGGTGTTGGAGGTCCTGGAGGAAACGCTGTTCCTAACGACATTTGTGGTAGTCCAACTACTTATTCTGGTGGTGGTGGCGGTGGAGCTTACGGAGGAGCAGCCCCTGCTCCGCCTATACCAGCCCCAACTGGAGGAAGTGGAGCAGGTAACGGTGGTGCTTGGGATGGTGTCTATAGTTCACAACCTGCTAAAAATGCAACAAGTGCTTCTGCTAATCAAGGTGGTGGCGGTGGAGGTGGTGGCTCTTTTGGTGGAGATGGAGGAGCAGGTGGATCAGGTAAAGTAATTGTTAGATTCCCAAGTCAAGCTTCTTTAAGTGTTAGTCCTGGAACTAATAGTACAGCAACTCACCCAGGAGGTGATAAAATAGCAACGTTTACTGTATCGGGGACATTGACAGTTTCATAATAATTGATATAAGAAAGACATAGAAAGATGAACTTAACAAATTATTATTGGTATTTCCAATCAGTAATCCCAGAGAGAATCTGTGATGAAATAGTTAAATACGGAAAATCTATTTCTGATCAAATGGCAGTTACTGGTGGTTATGGTGATATTAAAAAATTAAATCAAGCACAAGTCAAAGATCTAAAGAAAAAAAGAAATTCAAATATTGTTTGGATGAATGATAGATGGATTTATAAAGAGATACAACCGTATGTTCATCAAGCAAATGCATCAGCTGGTTGGAATTTCCAATGGGATTTTTCAGAGAGTTGTCAGTTTACAAAATATGAAAAAGGTCAATTTTATGATTGGCATTGTGATGGTTGGGATAGACCATACGTCAGAGAAAATGCAAATGATCCCTCAAATGGTAAGATAAGAAAATTATCTGTAACTGTTAGTTTGTCGGATCCGAAAGACTACAAAGGTGGTGAATTAGAGTTTGATTTTAGAAACATGGACCCAGATAAAAAACCTAACATTAGAAAATGCACCGAGATATTACCAAAGGGATCTTTGGTTGTGTTTCCTGGTTTTGTTTGGCATAGGGTATGTCCTGTCAAAAAAGGTTCAAGATATAGTCTGGTTATATGGAATTTGGGGTGGCCATATAAATGAGTTTTCCAAAACAATTAAATATAGAAGAATATTTTAAATGTCCTATATGGTGGGCAGATGAACCTAAATTTGTAAAAAAATTAAACAAGGCATCTGATAAATACATAAAAATATCACAAAAAAATTTAAAAAAACAAATAGATGATAGAAATAAAAAGTTTGGTGACAAAGGGGATATGGGTCATGTGTTTCATTCAACAAGTCTAATAGGTGATCCCAAGTTTAAAGAGTTGACAGATTATATCGGTGCTACCGCAAATAATCTATTACAGGAGATGGGTTTTGATTTAACTAATTTTCAAGTGTTTACAACAGAGATGTGGGTGCAGGAGTTTGCAAAAAGAGGTGGTGGACATCACACCTTACATACACATTGGAACGGTCACATATCTGGTTTTTATTTTTTAAAAGCTAGTGAGAGAACATCTTTGCCATTGTTTGAAGATCCAAGACCAGGTAATGTTATGAATCTTTTACCTGAAAAAGATAAGTCAAAAGTCACATACGCGAGTTCACAAATTCACTATAAAGTTCAACCAGGTAGAATAATATTTTTTCCGTCGTATATGCCACATCAATATATTGTTGATATGGGTTATGAACCTTTTAGGTTTATACATTGGAACTGCCAAGCGATACCGAAAGGAGTATTAGATGTCGTTCAAAAAAAATAAATACACAGTTTTAAAAAATGCCATAAGTAAAGAAATGGCTGACTTTTGTTATTCTTATTTCCTAAACAAAAGAAATGTAGCAAGAGTTTTATTTGACTCTAGGTATATATCACCCTTTACAGAATATTGGGGAACATGGAACGATGAACAGGTGCCAAATACATATTCACACTATGGAGATCTTGTCATGGAAACATTGTTACAAAAAGTAAAACCGGTGATGGAGAAACATACTAAACTAAAATTATCTGAGACGTATTCATACGCAAGGATCTATAAAAAAGGTGATGTGTTAGCCAGACACAAAGATAGATATTCTTGTGAGATATCAACCACACTAAATCTTGGTGGCGATGATTGGCCCATCCATCTTGATCCAACAGGTAGAAAGGGTCAAGCTGGTATAAAAGTAAAATTAAATCCAGGTGATATGTTAATATATTCTGGATGTGACCTAGAACATTGGAGAGAAGAATTTAAAGGTAAAGATTGTGGACAGGTATTTTTACATTATAATAAAGCAGGGTCTAAAATGGCTAAAGAGAACGCATTGGACAAGAGACCTTTGATAGGTCTTCCTGCATGGTTTAAAGGTGCAAAGTTGACTAATTCTACAAAATAGTCTATACAATAGACTGGCGGGGAAAGACACCACCACACCCTTTCCCTGCTTTTAATCTGTTAATTAA